AAAAAATACAAAAATATAAAAAAAGGATATACAAAAGATTAGATACCATCACAACAGGAAGACACTTATCAGGTGAGATAGTACGGAAATTTAGAGAAATAGTAAAGAAGAATGTTCAACCTAATCCAAATCTACCAAGCAAAATTTGGAAGGAAACTTTCAACGGACAGAGACGTATTCTGAGACATCTTGAAGATCCAGAATCAGTACTGGTTTACTACCTACTGTGGGCTGGAGCGTTAGAGATTGTCGAAGATGCTCTCTCTCTGTTGTACAAGCCTACTTCTCAAGTTTTACCAATGTTAGATTTACTAACAATAGATATGAAGAAAAATGCTAGTATTTACGGTCCAGATTGGCGTATTCTTTGTGAACTAGCAAGTTTAGCCGGTTACCCAAAAATGATAGATAGAGAAATGACAGACGACCCATATCGTTGGCTTACTGAAAAGGTTGAGAGTGAGTTCGACTCAAAATGGTGGACAGCAGCGTTTAAACAAACTCAGAATCAGTTCACCAAAGGTAGAACACATTTGATACCAGATTTACAAACATATACCAAAAATAGATGGAGATGGACAACAGATGGAGCCACTAGTCATTCAAAACTGCTAAAAAACGGTCAAAAAGTTAGAAGTAAGTTTGGAGCCGCCGTTAGTTTATCGGACGCAGAACTACTAGAAATTCTTCAAAATAGTGTTAGTGAAAAGATAGGCATTTTTATCAAACCAGATGAAAAAGGATATAAAAGGAGATTAATAGCAAATATACCATTAGGATTATATATTTGTTGTTCACACATATTAGATTTCTTGTTAAGCATTACCAACAGTCAGGCTCCTTGGATATCTTCAGCGGACATGGGAATAGATGAACATCAGCAAATAGTTGAGTTAGTCAGGAACACCACTCTGATACCTTTAGATGAATCAAAGTATGACTATCATGTTACAACTGAATCATGGTTAGGATTCTTTAGATTCCTTGAAGGTTATCCAGAAATACGAGACAGCGTCCAGCTGTTGAGATCAGCATTCGGAAAGTTACAATGGGAATTTGAAGGCAAAACAGGTACGTGGGCTAAAGGTATGCCAAGCGGTCTCAAACTAACATCATATCTTAACTCTTTTATCAATTATATTAAACAGAGATCGATAGGCAC